ATCTTAACTGCTTTTTCTTTTGTCCCTGCTTTGAGATAAGGATGATATGCCGTAACACCTGTGCCACACCCAGCAAACAGTTTCCAAAGAAGAGCTTTGTGATTTTTACTCAACACCCAATGGTGTTTGTTAACAAGCTCATTAGTTCTTTCTAAAAACCATTCTGCTGTATCAGTATCGCCTTGTACATTGGCGACATATCTCATTAAAATATAAGGACTGAATTCTTTCTTTTCGTCATCTGGAAGTTTATCATAGAAATCATAATTTCTAAGATCTACTGCCTTTAGTTCTCTTTTAATATCAAGCATCTTTGTCCTTGCTTAGGTGATATATTATTTTAACACGTTCTAGGGCTTCTTGTAAAGTAGGATTGGTAGGAGCCGCTCTACGAATTTCATTCCATAATTTATCTTCTGTGGCAGAAAGCACAAAAGTGCGCGGATCAAAATTTGGGTCGTCTTTAGTGTAATCCCATCCTGCTACTTCCCTAGTACTAGGATCTGCTCCAAATTCTCTGCGGTAGACTACGTTGTCTACACGCTCGTGTATGTAAGTTACGCCCGGTTTAAGACTTCCCATATTACCAACACTTAGTATAATCTACAATTTCACTTTGACGGCTAACTTCTTTGATAAAATAAGCACACATAGGTTCGTCGCCACCGATTAGAGGAGTGGTCAACAACTGGCCTGGTTTCATCTTTGGAAAATACCATTTGACATCTTGATAGATATTAATGATATCAATGTCATGAAATTCTGGTCGGAAGCTGGTTAGCGGGTTGAAACAAAACGTCCTAAATCCTCTGTCATTTAAACTGGTCAAAGGCAATACTTCCATCTCTGGTCCTTCTGGATCGCCTACAATAGTACACCAATCCAAAGGCATAGTCAATTGATAAGGTCCTATTTGCAATACTGCGGCAGGACCCGTAAAACTTTCTAAAAAGATTAATGGTAGGAAAAAATAGTCAGGATTTTGTGGATCGCTGTTATCTAAAACTGAGTATCTAAAATCTTCATCTATTTCTTCTGGGAGATCATTCAAGTAGAATGTTTTGTTGTCTAATGTTAGTATTTGCATATTATTATATTTTTACCTTTTCAATTGTGAAAGGATATTTTGCTTCCTTGTAAAATTTCTTACGCTCTGTTAAGTGTCTTTTGGCATACTTAGAGCTTGCAGTTATGTCCCAGATTTGGACGAAATCCTTGTCGTCGGCTTTCCTAATACCTCGCCCAATAGACTGTATAACTCGGACAAAGCTCTTTCCGGGTTCCACAAGAACCAAATTAAATATCCTAGGAATATTAATCCCCACAGCGGCCACACCATAAGTCGCCACAATAATTTTGTCATCACTTGTAGCAACTTCACGGTATTGCTCCTTTCGTTTTATTGATTTAACTTTGCCGCTAATAAAAACAGCTTCTGGTACTTGCTCAATTATAAAGTCACCAGATTCAATTCTGTCAACTAAAACTAGAGTGTTTCCGTTTTCAGAGATACCTTTGATTAATTTACTTACCCACCCCATCCTATCTTTATCTGTTACAAGATATTTTAATTCTTCGGGATAAGATTGAAATTCTTTCCATTCTTGTGTTTGCACTACATTAACGTGGCAAGTACTTAGGATGCCTTTTTCTTGCAATTCATGTGCAGTAACATATCCTACTACTGGACCAAGACTACATTTAATACTTTCAAATTCTAGGTCATCTTTAGGAACTGTACCTGTCAAGCCCCAGCGAATAGGAGCATTACGTAAATTCTGTGTTAGCAAGTTCTTTAGAACTTCTGCTTTGGCTTGATGTACTTCGTCAACAATAAGGCAATTAACACCTTCCAAAAACTCAGCAAGTGTAATAAGATCCGCTTCGCCTGCTTTAGTTTTCTTGTCTAAGATATTAAGACTTTGCCATGTGCAGATTGTGTGAGTTTTGGCTAGGTCTTTTCTATCACCGTAGTAAACGCCTACATCTAATCCTACGTTAACATAATCTTCTTCTGTTTGCTCTACAAGACTCTTGTTAGGTACAATGACTAATGTTCGACCATACTTCTCGCATATCTTGCTCAGTGTAGCAGTCATAATAGTCTTACCAGCACCTGTTGCTACTGACTGTAATGCCTGGGGATTTTCTAAGAAATTGTTAACAACTTCCACTTGGTCGTCACGGAGTCTAATAGGTTGTCCTGCAAATCTATGACCTTCTGGCCAACATAACTCGCCCCAAAAATCTTCTTTGATCTTTTCAAATTCTAATGCAGGACTTTCTCTTAGGTCTTCTACTTCAACATAATAACCCCACTGATCTAACAGTGGAAGAATACGATCAAGCATACTGACATAGGTAGTGCCACCAAGCCCAAAGAAAGAGGTACAGCCGTCCCAACGTCCTAATTTATAAGCAGGTTGATAACGAGCGGCTTGATTAAAATACTTAAATTTTTTAACTAATTCTTTTCGAGTATCTAAATCTAAGTTCTCAAATTTTACATTGACCTCATCTCTGATGATCAGTTTTGCGGTAGACAAACGCTAACTCCTTGTGGCTTCTTATCATTATAATACACTATGTTAGGTGCGGAAGTCAAGAGAATACTCATACTAAAGTGCAATTGACTGTAATAACCTAAATTAATTACTGTGTCAAAAACAATGCCAGATTTAACAAGTGGCTTAGGAATTTTTGTGCTAACAAATACTACTTTGGTATTTTCATCCACAGCGTTGTTTAAAGAATGTTCTTTAACGTACTTGTTAAAGTCTCCATTATCTTGATTAGGAGTCCTAAACATTACTGCTACATTTTTGTTTTCAATACCTAGACTTGCAATATGTTCGTGCCATTTTTTAGTATGTTTAATTTCACTGCCGCCAGGAATAACAATCAATACAGGACCACCGTGTAACAAGACATCGTTAAAATGGTCCAACGGCTGTGATGTACTATCAACATAAATGGTATTGTGACCTTGCACTAAAGCTAAAGTTACGGGAGAACGTGGGCTACTATTCAGTTCTTGTGCGATAGCCTCGTCCCAAATGTTAACACCATAGTTTTTCGAATGTAGCAAAAACTCTACTACATTATTAGTAGGTAGCACAGGAATCTTGCTGTTATCATTTTTAAAAGCATATCCATCTTGAGTCTTTACAGCCATAATAGCATGCTCTTCTGCGTTGTCTACAATAGCAATGATTTCTTTAAACCAATTACCAAAAGTGTCATCTACAGAAAACCCAAGAGGTACAAAATTTAGGCCAAGCCACATTACAGTTTCTTCACGTAAAGAGAACTGCCAAACTTTTGCATCCGGATTCCATCCGCCAATATAAAATTTAGTATTGCCGTATGTATTTGTAGCAGGAGGAGGTGCCGCTTCTTCTACAAATTTTTGTAGTTGTTTGATAAGATCTTGATCGTATGGAAACTTAACCAATATCTTTTTATCTTCAACTGTGATAGTTTTTTCTGCGTGAAGTTTTCTAAATGGCTGTGCAAATACGGGATTGTCTAAATCAATAGACTGTTTAAAAACAACTTCTAAGGGTGTTTTGTATCGCTTGATTATTCGTAAAGAAAGCGATGCTTGCTTTTCTGTTAAAGAATTTCCGCGGCCGATTTGCTCGGACACAGATGTCAAGAATGTGTATTCCCAACTAGGATCGGGTACAATAGTTGGTTGAAAAAGGTACTTGCCTTCTCCGACTAATCTTTGGATTAAATCTTCTACAAACATTAGATATGTACATCTTCCATCCCGGCAGTTCTAAGTTTGATAATGTTAGAGACTTGCCATTGTTTAATATCAAGACCTTTAATAATCCCTAGCCATTGATTGCGCAACAAGGCAAACTCGTTTACAATCTTTTCTAAGTCGACTACGTCGGCCTCACCGTCAACGTATTTCTCACAATCACGTGAGCTTAGAGCACGTTGATAATTCTCTAAGTATTTCTTAAACGCCTTTGAACGAGTACGTCTAAGTTCAATATTCAGGTATTCCAACACAGCTTCAATTTCTTGAAGCTGGTTGAAACGTTGTTCGACGATGCCAGGAAGTGCGGCACTGGCTTTCTCAAGATTGCCATATACCTTAACTTCCTTCCTAGCCTCTTCTAATTGAGTATAAAAATGCTCAATACAGTCGGGCAAGTGAGAAAGATCTCGACTAACCTTACTGTACCACATTAATATTCCTCGTCTTCATAACCCATATTATCTTCATCATATGGCTCATCGTCATCTACGCCTTCTTCTTCGATTACTAACTTAATAGCTTCATCCAAATGTGGGTCGTA